ACCAACATGTCAGATCCCATGAAAGAGCTGGAGGCGGCGATTGAAGCGGGCCGTTTCCATCACGACGGGAACCCGATCATGACGTGGTGTATGGGTAATGTTGTTGGCAAGTATCTGCCGGGTAACGATGATGTGGTTCGTCCCATCAAAGAGCAATCAGAAAATAAAATCGACGGTGCGGTAGCGCTGATGATGGCGATTGGGCGAGCTATGTTAAATGACAATGAAGAAAACCTCTCTGATGTTTTAGCTAAACGCGGCCTTCGCTCACTCTAAGGAATTCCATGAAAATATTGACAATGATCGCCCTGTTGGTGGGGATCGTAGGCGCGTGTCTGCTGGCTTACGGTGCCTGGCTACTTTTGCCCGCGGCGGGTTACCTCGTCGCTGGTGCGCTCTGTCTTGTCTGGTCTTATCTGGTTTCTCGCATGATGGAGCAAACTGAAAAACCGGATAAGGGGGCCTAATGTTCTTTCCGGGATTATTTCGAAAATCAGCCCAACCCCTGACCTCATCTGAACTGAGTGAATTGGTTGGGCTTTCTTATGATACTTATACCGGCAAGCGAGTCAGTCCTCAGCTTGCTATGCAATTGACCGCTGTCTTTAGTTGTGTTCGGGTACTGGCGGAATCGGTAGGGATGTTGCCATGCTCTTTGTATCAGCAAATTGAACGGGGGAGTGCCAGGGCGGTAAAAGAAAAGCTACATACCTTGTTATCGGTTAAACCTAACGGCTACATGACACCTCAGGAGTTTTGGGAGCTGCTAATTGGCTGCTTGTGTCTCCGCGGTAACTTTTATGCTTATAAAGTCAAGGTGTTTGGCGAGGTTTCCGAACTCTTGCCACTCGATCCCGGCAGTGTCACCTCCAAATTAAATGCCCACTGGGAGCCTGAATACCAGGTGACGTTCCCGGATGGCAGTTTGAGCACATTATCACAGGAAGACATCTGGCATGTGCGCATTTTTACTCTCGACGGGTTAAATGGACTCAGTCCGATTGCGTATGCTCGTCAGGCCATTGGTTTAGGGATGGCAACGGAAGAGCATGGCTCTCGGTTGTTCAGCAACGGTGCGGTAACCAGTGGTGTATTGCAAACGGATCAATACCTGAAAGACGAAGCATATCACCGCCTTAAGTCTGACTTTGAAGAGCGTCATCAGGGACTGGTGAACTCACACAAGCCGATGATCCTGGAGATGGGGCTTAAGTGGAATCAAATCAGTTTATCAGCCGAAGATGCTCAGTTTCTTGAAACCCGTAAGTTTCAGCTGGAAGAAATTTGTCGTATTTTTCGTGTACCCATGCATATGGTGCAAAACACGGACCGCGCCACTTTCAACAATATAGAAAACTTAGGGATTGGGTTTATCAATTATTCGTTAGTCCCGTACCTCACCCGCATTGAACAGCGGATTAATCTGGGACTGGTGAAACCCGATAAGCAGGGCCGACTTTATGCCAAGTTTAACGCTGGCGCGTTGCTGCGTGGGGATATGAAATCGCGGTTTGAATCCTATGCAACGGGGATCAACTGGGGAATTCTGTCACCCAATGAATGTCGGGAGCTGGAGGAACGCAACCCACGCGAGGGGGGCGATATCTATTTAACCCCGATGAATATGACCCCAAAACCGGGCAGCACCGATAAACCTAAACCACAGGAAAATTCAGATAATGATGACGAAACAGCGGCTTGATGTGCCGTTAAAACTGAAATCGGTCAGCGACAGCGGCGAGTTTGAAGGGTATGGCTCGGTGTTCGGCGTCAAAGACAGCTACGACGATATTGTCTTGCCGGGGGCATTCAGCAAGTCCCTGCAACTTTGGCAGGGAAAACAATCCTTTCCGGCTATGTTGTGGCAACACCGGATGGATGAACCCATCGGCGTCTATACAGAAATGAAAGAGGACGACAGAGGGCTATATCTAAAAGGGCGATTACTGATTGATGATGACCCGCTGGCAAAACGGGCTCACGCGCACATGAAGGCCGGATCACTCTCCGGCCTTTCTATTGGGTATGTGCTTAACGACGGGGAATATGACAGAGCGAAAGACGCGTTTCTGCTGAAAGAGATAGCGCTGTGGGAAGTCAGCCTTGTCACTTTCCCGGCCAATGATGAGGCGCGTGTCGGCAATGTTAAATCCGCTTTTGCCCGTGGCGAAATCCCCACCCCCAAAAGTATTGAGCGAGTCCTGCGCGACGTTGGGCTCTCACGCTCCCAGGCCAAGGCATTCATGGCTGAGGGGTATGGCGCATTGTCTCAGCGTGAGGCTGATGGTGATGTGTCTGTATTGAATGCATTGAAATCATTGAAATTTTAACTGGAGTCAAACATGGCTATTGAAAAGAAAGATGTTGAAGAAGTCGCGCAGGAACTGCAAAAGCGTTTTGACGAATTCAGAGAGAAAAACGATAAGCGTATTGAGGCGATTGAAGCTGAAAAAGGTAAGTTGTCCGGGCAGGTGGACACGTTGAACGGCAAACTGACCGAACTTGAATCACTGAAAGCGGATCTTGAAAAAGAACTGGCCGCCGTAAAACGGCCGGGGGGCGGATCTGGGACTAAAGCGGTTGCCGAACATAAAGCGGCTTTTGCTCAATTTATTCGCAAAGGTAAGGAGGACGGGCTGGCCGAACTGGAAAGTAAAGCCATGCAGACCACAACTGATCCCGATGGGGGTTATGCGGTACCGGAAGAGTTGGACCGCAACATCATCAACGCATTGAAAGATGAAGTCGTGATGCGGACAGAGTGCAATGTAGTCCCAATTGGTACACCAGAATATAAGAGACTGGTCAATAAGGGCGGTACAACCAGCGGTTGGGTGGGTGAAACCGATAAGCGCCCGGAAACAGCAACCGCCAAACTGGGGACTATCGATCCTGTCTGGGGAGAAATTTACGGTAACCCGGCCGCGACTCAGCGTATGCTGGATGATGCTTTCTTTGATGTGGAAACGTTTATCACCAGTGAACTGGCGCAGGAGTTTGCCGAGCAGGAAGAGGCGGCATTTACGAACGGGGATGGCGTTAAGAAACCCAAGGGCTTGTTGGCCTTCGATTCGGATGACAAAGCAGACAAAGACCGCGAATGGGGGACGCTACAACACATGGTGTTGAAGAAAGCAACCGAGGTGACGGCGGATGAAGTGATGCAACTGATTTATACGCTGCGCAAACCGTATCGCAACGGTGCCAAATTCATGATGAATAACAAACTGTTGTTTGCTGTACGCACCTTAAAAGACAGTCAGGGTAACTATATCTGGCAGCCCGGTTTGCAATTGGGCCAGCCGTCTGCCTTGCTGGGGTACGGTATTGCAGAGAATGAACAGTTTGCGGATCTTGAGGCGGGGGCGGTGCCGATTGCCTTCGGTAACTTCAAACGCTGCTACACCATTCTGGATCGTATTGGTGTTCGTATGTTGCGTGATCCGTACACCAATAAACCATTTGTGCAGTTTTACACCACTAAGCGCGTCGGCTCCATGCTGGTGGACAGCAACGCGGTGAAACTGCTGAAAGCGGCGGCGGGTGCGGGTAAGTAATCCCCGGGCGGCCAGTGTGCCGCCTTTTATAGAGGTTGATATGGTCCCCACTCTTGAAGAATTACGGGCGCAATGTCGCATCGATACGGATGAAGAAGATAACTTACTGACAACGTATGCAAAAGCCGCCCGTCAACGCGCTGAGAATTTTATTAACCGACCGCTTTTTGATGACCGTGTGCCTGATGATATGAGTGAAGGACTGGTTATCACTGACGATATCAAGCTGGCGATCATGTTGGCGGTAGGTCACTGGTATGAAAACCGGGAGGGAGTGGCGTTACCAGGCGGTTTTAAGATGCTGCTTGAACCCTACCGATATATCCCATTGTAGGAGGTGAGTAGTGAAAGCGGGTGAACTTGACAAACGCATTAAGTTGTTTCGCTCCGTGACTACACGTGATGAATTTGGTGCTGAAATCGTCACATCTGAATACGTTACAACGATTTGGGCGAAAGCCGCCGCGATTTCAAACCAAAAGATACGCACAGCAGATCAGCAGCAGGTAATTGAAACTATGCAGTTTACTATCAGGCCAAGACGGGACATAGATTCAACCTGGTTGATTGAGTACCAATGTCGCAAGTTTACTGTCCGGGCGGTTGACCGCAACCAATCGGCCCGGACAGTAATCACAACAGAGGCAGATTTTCGTCATGATAGAACCTGATCTTAAAGCGGATTTGGAACGATTAACGGGGTTGCCTGCCTACCCGCTGGTGTTGCCGTCCAGTGTGATGGAGGGAGTGACCTACCAACGTATCAGCGACCCCAAATTTAATACCGGACTGGCTGCAACACGTCTGGTAGAGGCACGGTTTCAGGTAGCCTTCATTGTCCTGAATGATTACGCAAAAGCGTTGAAACTGGACGAAACCGTCAGATTAGCATGGGAACCCATCAAGCATAGCTATATTGGGCATTATCCGGTGCAGGCGGTTTCACGCGGTACATTGCATCAGGGCTCAGAAGAGCTGACCGAGAACCAGAAGCGTTACCGGATCACCCGTGATTTTATCATCACTTATGCGGAGAATGCAGAATGATCGGCGTTAAAGTCTCCGGCCTTGAGGAATTGGGGCGCAAGTTGCAGGAACTGGACACGGAACTACAGACCAAAATTCTACGTTCAGCAGGCAAAGCCGCAATGGAAGTCGTAAAGGAAGATATGCAACAACATGCCGGGTATGACAAAAGCAGCCCCGGTCCCCACATGCGGGATGATATTAAAATCCGCAGCAGTCGGGCTAAAAAATATCAGGGGGTGATGATCACTGTTGGTCCGACCAAACAACACTACATGAAAGCATTAGCACAGGAGATAGGGACCATTAAACAAGTACCGAACCCATTTATCCGTCCCGCTCTGGATTACAACAAATCCGCAGTACTAAAAAAGCTCGCAGCAGAAATCCGTGACGCTTTAAGTCGTTATAGCAAATAAATCAATCTATTGGAGTAATTATTATGACTGATAAATCTTCACCAGAATATGCCGTGTTGCCAAATGGCACGGTCGTTAAATTTGGTAAACCGGGTGATACCGTAGACGCAATGAAATCCCTTGCAAACTGCAAAGCGTTAGGGGCTACTGGGCTAACGGGTAGTTTTATTGACTGCACAACACTCATTGATACCAACAAACAATTTATTTCTGATATGCCAGAGGGCCCTGAAAAAACACTCGGTTTCATTGATGATCCTGAAAACGTCGATTTCACCAACTTTCTGAATGCTGCGCAGAATCGCGAAACCGTGCAGTTCTATATTGCCTTACCAAATAAACGGACGGCCACAATGATCCTGGCATTGTCTGGTTGGGAAATGAGCGAAATTACCGCGCCAGCAAGTGAAGTGATACAGATCACCGTCAAAGGAAAACAAAATAACCTTGTTTGGGGTGTCGCTACCACCAAACCAGCTGGAGGAAACAAATAATGAAAAGCTTAAAAGCCGCTCTATTAACCCCCCGCCCACATATTAAAGCCGTGGAGCTGTTTGGTACAAAAGTCAATTTGCGTCGTATGACAGCATCAGAATTGATGGATCTTGAGGAAAAGGTAGAAAAACTGAGTACATCGGGTGACGGGCGTGAGGCTTCTCGGCTCAATGTGCAAATTGTTTTAGATTGCCTAGTGGATGATAAAGGGCAGCCCATCCCCCCATCTGCGCTGCCAACCGCTGAGGAATTGATGGAGACTCACGACAATGCCACGATTATTGAAGCCATCAACATTGTGAAACGTCACAGTATCGGCACTCTGGAAGACGCGGAAAAAAAACTAACTAAATCGCCGTTGCTGCATTTTGCGTTTGCCCTTGCGGAACAGCTCGGCGAGATAGATCCCTATAAAATCCTGTCCTTACCAGTCTCAACGCTTAATGAATGGCAGGCGTATTACCGCCTTAAAAATCAAGGGCATGATACGCATCAGCCCGCTACTTCCACATTAGTATCATGCGATACCCTTCAGGCGCAGTGTGATGCTGTCGTTAAATTGTTGAGTTGATTTATGTCAAATTTAGCCACACTCTCTGTTGGGCTGCTCGTGAATGCAGTCTCTTTTAAGTCTGCCATCTCTGATGCTTATCGTTATGCCGGGCAAGAATCTGATCGCTTTTCCCGTCGAGCAAGTGAGGGAGCGAAAAAGACAGAGCAGTCTTATCACTCTCTCAGTTCAGCGATTAAGTCCGTTTCAGGCCAGCTAGCCTTGCTGGCAGGAACAGGCTTTTCTCTGGGCGCGATTATCAGCACTACCCGTCAATATAGCCAGGCATTGTCTGATTTGTCTGCTATCACGGGGGCGACGGGTGAGCAGTTAAAAGCGTTTGACAAAGCGGCGCAGCAGATGGGCCGCACAACAGAATATACTGCTAGCCAGGCGGCATCGGCACTGAAACTGATGGCTTCCGCTAAACCCGAACTCATGAAAACCAGTGACGGGTTGATTAAAGCAACAAATTCAGCGCTGATTCTGGCGCAGGCTGGCGGCACGACGTTACCGGATGCAACCCGAACTTTAGCACTCTCATTAAACCAGTTTGGCGCCAGTGCTGCCGAAGCGGATCGCTATATTAACGTGCTGGCTGCTGGAGCAAAATACGGTTCATCAGAAATTACTGATACTGCTGCTGCCATTAAAAATGGGGGCGTGGCAGCGGCTCAGGCGCGGGTTTCGTTTGAGGAGTTGAATGCAGCCATTCAAGTACTGGCAGAACGTGAAGTGAAAGCCGGTGAAGCCGGCACTGCACTGCGCAATGTTATTCTGATGCTGGAAAGAGGGGGTGATAAAACGCTGAAACCCTCTTTTGTTGGGTTATCCGTTGCACTGGAGAATCTGGGTAAAAAAAGCCTGTCTACAACTTCAATGGTCAAAATGTTCGGCTTAGAGAATGTTAACGCCGCTACTATTCTGACAAAAAAATGTTGATAAGTTGAACGAATTAAAAACTGCATTAACGGGGACCAATACAGCATTTGAACAAGCCAAAACCCGGACTGATAACCTAAACGGTGATCTATTGTCGCTTGCAAGTGCATTTGAAGGCATGATCATTCAAATTGGTCAAAGTACAGACGGGCCATTAAGAACGGGCATTCAGGCAGTGACTGGCGGCGTGAATATACTGACAGACAATTTTAGTGCATTAGCTAACGTTGTTGCTTATGCCGTACTGCCGGTGATCGGTGGCAAGTTGACCAGTAGTTTGCAAGCACAAGCAAAGGAATGGTATCAACTGGAAAGTGCTTCACGATCTGCGGCCAGACAACAGGCAGAAATTGCAAGGCAATCTATTGATGCAGCACGAGCCATGCGTAATCAGGCGGGGGAACAAGCGCGCTGGCTGGCTACACAATCTGTTATTAATCGCCAAAATGGTATTAATGTCAGTTACCAAAAAGAACATGTCGCACTCAGTCGCCAAATTCGGGAAGCTAATCTTAGTGAGGCGGCTGCAAAAAATAAACTCGCTGCCGCAAATAGGCAATTATCATTTTCAACTCGTGCATTATCAACCGCGGCAGGATTTGCTCGCGGTGCGTTGTCATTGGTTGGCGGGTATGCTGGCGCAGCAATGCTGGCCGGTTCTGCTATCTATTACCTGTACCAACAACAAGAACAAGCAAAACAATCCGCTATTGAGCTGGGAAGAAGCACCGATCAACTGATTGATTCGTTACGGACAATGAGCAATCTGGAAGTGAACAAACGTATCTTTGATACGCAGGACGACATTGTTAAGCAAAAAGAAGCGATAGAGGAGCAAAAAAAAACTCGTTGAAGCCAGGCGGCAGACTATGCTGAGTTGGCAAGCCGTTTCTAAAGGCAGTGTTAAAGCCCCATTTGCGCCGGATGCCACTAAAAAGGCAGCGGAAGCCACTCGCATCTATAAAAACGAACTGAATAATCTGGAGTTAATGCAGGAAGGATTAAGCAAAAAACAAAGTGACATCAATCTGCTGCAAGCGCGTCATGCGGGATTATTGCGTGATAATTATGTAGAGATGGTTAATATCACGGATACGTTACCGTTAATGACTGCGGCGGGCTCAGAATTCAACCGGATATTGTCAGTAGGGAATAAATTATTACAGGACCGGCAAGAGCTGTCTGTTGCTATTCCGTTGGCATTACCTCCGAGCGCGGAAGCACAAGCAGAACTGAACAGACTGCAAAAACAAATTGAATTGGAGAAGTTGCAGGGAGCTGAACGGGCCATGCTGGCAGCTGAACAGCAAGCGCAAAGTCAGGCGAAAGGACAACTAAATGAGGTTGAAATAAATCAAATTCGCGCCAAAGCTGCCGAGCTTTATCGCCTACAACAGGCCAATAAAGAAAAAAAAGGACGAAGGGAAAAAAAGATAAAACCGCGCTCAATCACTATCAGCAATTACGCCGGGAAATTGAGTCTGCTCACACAACGAGTCTGCAACGTATTATTCAGAGCGAACAAGAAACACTAAGAAAACTCAATGAGTTAGATAAGTCTGGTGTAGCATCTCAAACTGAAATACAGCGCTTAAAAAATCCTCAATGCTGAAAATCACGAAAAACAACGGTTGGATTTAGCCGAAAAATACTCCCCTGCAAAAGCATTGGCTCGCCAAGAGCAAGAGGCTAATGCAGAGCTTAAATCGCTTTATGATGCTCGTTTGTTAACAGAGCAAGAATATCTGTCTGCCAGCAAGACGTTGTATCAAGATTCCGTCAGGCAAAAACTGGCGGAGCAGGCAAAGCAGATTGCGGCACCGCGTATTGATATGGCGGGAGAGGTTGATCCGGTTGTCCAGCTTAAAAACCAGCTGGCGGAACAGCAGGCATTATATGACGCCTATTATCAAAATGGCATTATCAGTAAGGAACGCTATGAGCAGTTGGTCACTGCGGCAACCAATAGATCAAAGGAATCGCAATTTACAGCAGCAAAGGAGTTGTACGCCAGTCAGGGAAACTTTCAAAAAATGCAGATGAATCTGTTAGATACTGTTGAACAACGAACAGGCAATGCACTAACGGGGATGCTGATGGGGACAAAAAGTTTCTCTGATTCGCTGAAAGAACTGACTGCATCACTTGCCCAGTCCATTATACAAGATCTGATCCGTATCGCTATGCAGGCCATGATCACTAATGCGGTTTCGGGGTTATTTGGTGGATTTTCGGGTGGCGGGAGTTCTGTTGCTTCGGCGGCGGGAGCATCGTCAGCCGGTACGGGGGCTATGGGAATGTCGACAAGCTGGAGGAGTTTCGTCCCGAATGCAAAGGGCGGTGTTTATTCTTCCCCGGGCTTGAGCGCCTATAGCGGGCAAATTGTCAGTAGTCCCACGTTATTCGCATTTGCCAAAGGAGCCGGGTTAATGGGTGAAGCGGGGCCAGAGGCCATCTTACCGCTAAAACGCGGCCCGGATGGTTCATTAGGTGTTAGAGCGTCTAGTCCCAATGCACAGGCAGCCAGCGCCGCGCCGCAAGTCTTTATTCAGATTGATGGCAATGGGAATACGTCTTCACAAGCCCCGGCAGGGTTGGAAGCGTTCGGATCTCAGATTGCGTCTTTTGTCGATAACCGCTACCGCGAACTCCGCGACAAGGATTTACGTCCGGGCGGGCCATTGTGGAGAAGATAAATGCTTGAAACGTTCACGTGGTCACCACGCATTCAAGCCGCTGTTGATGTGAGTTTTCGAGTCAGAAAAGCGCAATTCGGTGACGGTTACGTACAAGTGGCCGGGGATGGCATTCACCCGAAAAGTCAGAAGTGGGAATTATCTTTTGTGGGTAACGAGATGTATATCCGGGCAATTGTGGATTTCCTTGATCGCCACAGTGGTTACAAATCGTTTCAGTGGGCTCCGTCACTTGCTGATGCCGGGCTTTATCGTTGCGGCGCGTATAAGACAACCGCCCTCGGCGGCGGGAATTACTCACTGTCGGCTAGCTTCATTCAAGCCTATCACCCATAATTTCAGGAAATATGATGATAAATTCTGATGTGCAAAAATTAGAGCCGGGTAACACCATTCGGCTATATGAAGTAGACGGTACCGCATTTGGTGCTGATATCTTAAGGTTTCATAACGACACTATTCCTTATACTCCAGAAGAGTTAAGAACTGATGTGTTACCTAAAAAATCTATCTGGTGGCAGGAGAAAGAGTACGGACCGTGGCCGGTTAATATTGAGGGCTTAGATATGTCAAGTGATGGACAGTCCGCGCGGCCTAAGTTAACCGTTGCAAATATTGACGGGCTGATTACCGCGCTATGTCTTCAATTCGATGATATGGTTCAGGCAAAGGTGACGATCCATGATACTTTCGTTCACTACCTTGATGCAAAAAACTTCCCAGGCGGAAATTCAACCGCCGATCCCGAACAAGAAAGGGTTCAGGTCTTCTATATTGATAGAAAAGAATCAGAAGATGATGAAGA